TGGATCATCGCAGCACCACCGTTCCATCCATCCGCTTCTTGAACCTGCTGTCTCGGCTGCCTGGGAAGCGGCTCGGCTTCCTGATGCCGTTGTGCTTTGCGCGAACGCGGTAGTCCTTGGACTTCTGCGCCATGTCCTGCGCCGTCTTGATCTTGTGCGGCTCAACCAGTACCGGAGCCATGTTGCTCTCCCGGTTCTCGCCGCCATTGATAAGCGCCTGCGGGTGCTCGAGCTGCCACTTGTCGCCGGGCATGATCTTCCGGCCGGACAGGTAGCAGACGCCTTTGTACTTTTCGAACACCCGCAGACGGACGCGCGGAGGGGCTAGCGTATCCGGCGTCTTACCGATCCATTCCGGTAGCTCACGCATGCTCTAGGGCCTTCCATGCTTGGTAGGCGACATCCAATTGATGCCAGATGATGCGGGCGCGCTGGTTTGTGCCAAGCTCTTTGCGAGACGTTACGCCGCAGATCAGGCGAACGCAGTCGGCTGTGGTTGGCGCTTCAATCCAATCGTCCTTGCGGGTTTCTCTCAGAAACGCCGCAAACGATGCCTCATTGCAGCACATAGCGGCCTGCGTTGTCGGGTCGAGGTCGCGCCAAGGCCGCTTTGCCCCGCCAGGGTGGGGGCTTGGGGGATTATCCTGACGGGGCTTCGCGTCAATCCGTACTGAGGATTGGTTATTTGGCATCGCCTCCTTTCGGTTGACGGGCTGTTCATCGTCGCCGATCTCCACCAGCACCACGGCGTAACGCGTGCCCATCGGGGCCTGCGTCAAGCGCGTGTCCATATCGATGCCTTGAACCGTGAAGGATACCTTCCAGTCGCCGTTTTGGCGTTGGGCAAGGGCATCCTTCTTCGCTTCGAGCGATATGGCTTGGTTGCGGGCGTGGTCGGCGATAGTCATCTCAAACCCCTGTGATATTCCCAGACAGCCTTGCGAGCTGCTTCCGCGGTATAGTTCTGGCCGCTCGGCCGGATCAGGCGGCATGCGACTTCGCGCCAATTCCGCCAGATCAGCCACAGGCGCAAAGCCTCTCTTGTGTCGACGCGGTCTCTCATGCGGCGATCTTCTTCCCGAGAATCTCGCACCTGTCGGTCACGGCCAGCTTGAGCGTGGCGACCTGCGACCTATCGAGTTGGTAATCGCGCCTCGCCTTCTTTTGCGCATCCGAATTCCACCACGTCAGCAACAGATCGGCGTCGGCAAAGCCCGCGATGGCTTCACGGCATTCGACCATGAAGCTGTTTTTCTCGACCAACGAGACAGCTTCCTCGATCTTCTCAAGCAGCGCGACCTCCGCAGGCGCCGCCAGCTTTCCAGCAAGAAGCTTTTCAAGACGGATTTTTTCGGCGTCCGCGATCTTGAATGACCGGCCGGCCGCGGTAATCTCAACCCATGGCGAATCCAGGTGGTAGAGATACCGGCCGATGCCCCAGCGAACCGCGCTGCGTTTGAAGGCGTCAGATAGCGCGCCCTTTTCAGCCTCCACGTCGCTGTCGCCAGCGCCATCGGACTTCCAAACCCACTCGAAGCTCTCGCCCTCGCGGCAAACACGAATGCCGATCGCGCAAACCGTCTTGCCGTTGGCGTGCGGATAGGTGCACTGCCAGCCATCCGGCCCGCAGACTTCATCAAGTCGGTCCATGACGTCGCGCGCATCGATATAGGCGAGCGCCATCCCGCGCTTTTTATCTGCCGTCGTGCTGCCGATGCGCCACGATATTTGCGATGGCTGGAATGGGGCTTTCAACCTGTCAAAGATGCTCACGGCGCGCTCTCCAGCGGCTTGTTCGCGTAGGTCTCCTGCGCCGTAACGATCTGCTTCAAGGCCGCTTCCAGAACCATGCGGGCTTCTGCGAGTTCGTCCTGTGCCTTGCTTTCGAATGCCGGTCTGAGCGGCAACTGCCTTGCATGACGCGCGGCCATTTCGGCGCCGGAGCGGATGAAGTTCAGGTGAGGGCGGACTTTGGTGTCCCAGTCTTGCAAGGTCATGATGCCGCCCTCTCACTGCCTAGAAATTTCCCGCCGGGATATTGAGCCAGTGCGCCCCTCGGGCTTTTCCAAATTTGACCCGTGCCGTTGCAATCCTTGCACTCCGCAGGCCCTTCGAAATCGCCGCCGCCGAACGAGTATTCGCAGACCTGCCCGTGGCCTTCACAGTTCGGGCACTTCCGAGAAGCCCAATCAGATGCGCTCACGACGTTCTCTCCATGCACTGCCGAACTGCGGCCAGTTCGTTTTCGAGTAGCTGATGGGATTGCATTCCAAACGCCGAAAGCGTCTCGGCTATGAGAAAGCGAAGCGATTGCTCAGACGGCGTGGTGAGCTGGCCAGAGGCGACGACCGCTTCGCAATGCCCGATGAGGGAGGCGACACAGACCTGTTGCCAAGCTTCTCCGACGCGCTTCTCAATACGAGGTTCGGTGAATTTTCCGAGTACGTCGCTATCGCTGAATGATGTGTGCATTAGTAAATCTCCCCGTCGCCGTTCTCGTTGCTGAACTGGTTGTCGTCGAACTCGTCGGCCGTAAGCTTGGGCCGCTTCGTGAAATGAACCGGGTCGGTTGCGTCGATTGCGTTGATGTCGATCCATGCGGCACGCGGCGCGTTGATGTCGGGCTGCGCGGGGAGCATCTTCGGGTGACCGTTGGGGCGAGGGCGGGCGAGCATTAGAGTGGCCACACGAGGGCGGACAGAAGCGCGATGTACGGCGCCGCCAGCAATGCGATCAGGGACGTGAAGCCGTAGAATTGCGCGTCTGACATCTTGCTTCTCCGGGGTATCGGGGTTCGTTAGGCGCCCTTCGAGTTACAACTCAGTTGCGATGACGCGCAGGCCGCGCTCGCGGCAGAAGCGGAGAGCCGGGTTGATGTTACCGAACATCTGCTCGCCAACGAGGAAGGAGCCTTGGTTCATCCAGTTCAGGATGAAGAGGCCGTCGCGGCGGGTGATCTTGGCGGTTCCGAGGGTGAGGGTCTTGGTCATCTTGCGTCTCCATCAGGGCGGCTTCGATGGAGTTATATTTCTCACAGAAATGTCTGCGCGTCAACAGAAATGTTTCCCCCAGAAATAATAATTTTCAGAGGGGGCGGGTTCCGGCAGAATCGCTAGGTATTGTCAGTTCTTACGCTGTTGACGGGCGAGGAGGGTGGCCTGAGCCTTGGGGGAAAGGTTCTTCAAGGTCGTCAGTTGCGACCGATTTGGTAAGGGCCGGTAAAAGTCGTTGATCGTAACGCCAAGACTTTCAGAAAGTCTAAGCAGAAACAATACGTTAATCTTGGATTTCCGGTTCGCTATGATGTTGGAGATGTAGCTTTGACCGCAACCGGCGATTTCCGCTGCTTCGCCTACCTGGACCTCGAATAGATCGAGCCAGTCGCCAAGGTAGATCTCTGGGGCTTCTTCGTCATGCGGCGCGGTCATGACGCATTGTAAGGACGCTTCGATAGGGACGCGGATTTCTTCCAGAAATATTTCCTGTTGACTTTCGACATTTCTGGTGGAAATATAAGCTATGTCCGAACATCCAATGCTCCGCTGGGCCAAATCCAAAGAAATGTCCGTCGCGCAAGTAGCGGAGGCCGCCGATTGCTCCGACGCACATCTGCGCAACATCTTCGCCGGTCGGAAAGAGGCGTCCCTCGGTCTCGCCAAGCGGCTGAGCGAGGTGTCTGGTGGGGTGATCCCCTTGGATGCGTTCTTGAAGCCTGAGCCAAACGAGGCCCGCGCATGAACACGCGGGAACCGAAAAATCACGGCCATACGACGGCCCCCCGGCGGGTAACAAGGGCACATCATGACACGATTGCGTCGGCTCCGCGACCGAAAACTGAAACGCAACTTCAAGAATTGATGTCAACGGTTCTGTCCGGTTTCGCACGCGATCAATGGTCAAAATTGAACAGCACAGCAACATGCATTGAGTTCATCGGCGTCCGTGCCGATGAAGCGGCGACCGTGGGCATCCTCCCCCGACTCCCGGCTGCGGTCGCCGCAATAATTTCCATCAACAGCATTCCAGACATTGCGAGGCGAGCATGACGTTTCGTGTTGGGCAGAAGGTGGTTTGCGTGAACGACATGTTCGATCATCCTTCGTGGCAATTCGTACCAAACCGACCCGTTGCTGGACAAGTCTACACAATACGCCAGATTACTGAGTTCAACTTTACCAGTGAGCCGAACGCCGCCGCGGTCTATCTGGGTGAACTGGTGAACCCTATTCATAGTTGGCGCTATAACGGTCACCGCGAGTGCCCATTCGCCGTCGAGCGTTTTCGCCCGCTCGTCTCCCGCACAACCGACATCTCCGCTCTGAAAGCCTTGCTCGTCCCCGGCGCAAAGATTCGGGAGACAGCATGATGGGCCATTGGAGAACGAGCCGAAAAAATGCGGTGGCGCCCGAAGAAATTACGCAAGACCTCGTGAGAGAATGGTTTCTGTACGATCGAGAAACCGGCGTCATTAGTTGGGCTAAGCGGCCATCTGCAAAATCTCGGCGGCGGGTTGGAGATCCCGCCGGGATGGTAACAAAGGGCTATATTTACATTGGGTTTCTCGGAGGGCGCTATTTTGCTCATCGGATTATCTGGATGTATGTGCATGGCCGCTGGCCTTCTGATCAAATCGATCACATCGACGGTAATCGGATGAACAACTCTCTCGTAAATATTCGAGAGGCCTCCCCCGTAGAGAATAGCAGCAACCACCCATCTATCGGCTTCTCTTTCGATAAGAGAGAGCGACGTTACCGTGCCTCGATCGTTCATGACGGGGAACTGCATTGGCTTGGCTATTTCGATACTGCGGAAGAAGCTCGACAAAAATACCTCTCCGAACACGCAAGAATTACAGGTGAGTTCAGCTTCACTCGCCGACCGAACTTTGTTGAGGAGGTCGCATGAACCGCAACTTCGGAATCCAGAGCGGACGGCAGCGCCTAGGGGGCTTTAGCACGCCACCGTCCGCTTACAGCGCAGGTACGCGCGCTGATCTAAATCCTCTTCCTGCGCAATCGATTCTCCATAGCGAGGATATCAGCTATCCGACGCTCGGTATCGGCGGCCTCATCAGGGACGTGATCCTTGGGACCATCACCGCGGTTGCGCTTGTTGCCAGTGTCTTCATCCTTCTTTTCGTCGAGACCTAGATATCGCGTCACGTTTCGCGTTGCAGCGCTGAGCGTGATGAAAC